CGTGCCGGTGTCGGTTTCGCCGGTCGTTTCAAAGGTCCCGGCAAAGCCCAGGCCAAAGAAAAGGCCCAGGCCGCAGCACACGGCCGCGATCTTCTGCAAGGTAATGGATTTGATTTTCATTTTGCTTCCTCCTGTGGTCTTATGGTCACGCCTTCCGGGTCTACGGTAATCACCGCACCAAGCCCGGCGGCCAGCTTCATAACGGTGCCAAACCGCGCCTGCTCAAGTTCCGCGCCCGGCCTGGTCAGTTTGAAAACGGCTCCCACGGAAAGGTCTGCGGCCTTGCTCAGCTTCTCCATGGAAAGGCCGCGCAGTATGCGGAGCTCGTCAATCGTCATTTTCCGAGCCCCCAATGTTTCCCAGCGCACCCAGCAGACGCAGCGCATCAACCTGGGCCTTGCGGTACTCGTGGAAGCGCTTTGCACTGTTGGACGCGCCAACGGGGACGGAGTTTTCAACCTCTGCCGCCATCCGGTCTGCGTAGTAAAGTGCTTCTTTGGCGGCTTCGTCGGCCTGCTTCCGCAGCATAATGGTAAGTTCTGCGGCAACGTTGTCCGGGAGGATCTTTTCCTTCGCCTTTTCCAGGGCAATTTTGTCCTCTGCGGCCTCTTTCCTGGCCTGGGCCTCCATCCGCCGGGCATTCTGCAATTCGGCTTCAAGCTCTGCAATGCGCCGGCCCTGGGCGTTCACC